GTTTTTGTCTTAAGAAGATTTCTAGGGTCAATTGAAAATCTCTTCATTGTCTGGCGTCCAAAAAGTGGGAGTGCTAAATCTGATGGATCTGGAATTATATCGTCATCTAAAGCCGTTCCATCTCCGGCACCGAAGGTGAGCGTAGTCCTTGATGTTAAAAAATTTGTATCTCTAACAAAACGGCGTGGGGCGGCAACTAACTCTAGTCTAGAAGGCACTTCGAGCAAATCACTACTAAGATTTTTTGTTTTCCTAAAAACAGTATTTTGTGTTAAAAAATCTACTTCATAATAGTCGTTGTCATTCGAATCTTTCACTGACAAGATATCGCTTATATCTCCTGATCCTAACGTAACACGCAAAAAAGGTGAACCAGGTCCGACAACTACACTTTGAATCTTTACTTCTCCGGCGACGGCGAGGGCCTGGCGGGTCATTATAAAATATGATGGGTTTCCTGATGCATCAAACTGAGATGTTTGAATTGATGCAAAATAATTCCCATCAGCATCCTTTTCAGCAAAAACTATATCTTCAACTGTAGAAAATTTTACTCCACTTGATGAATTTACGACTGTACCTTCAAGTATCTCCGGGAGCGCGGACTCAAGAGGAATATATTCGCCGGATGATAGCGTAGCAGGAACTTCGAGATATAATTTGATCATTACAGAAGCAGGTGCAGCACCTGCAGGCGATACACCTGCATTTTTAGCATGAGCCACTAAGTTTGAAACTTCAGTTGCCGTTTGAGGGTTTAATTCTAAGAATTGGTGATCAAGGAAGAACGATAAATTATCACCAACATATGCCGCTAATTCAACAAACATTCCGCCCAAAGATGCATCAGAAAAATCAAAATTTTGATCGCTAAAATAGTTTCTTGCATATGACGTTAGAGCAGACTTGAACGATGCAAAATCTCTTGCCAAATATGATCTGTTTTCTTCTTTTTGTGTTTTACTTCCTGCCATCTTCCACCCAATTTAGATTGTAGTATATAATGTTACTGAAATTACTTGGCCTGACAAACCCGCTCCAGCTGCCGAATATTTTATAGTAACCTGTACTGCTATAACACCTGATGTTTTTGGTGTTTCTATTTTTTGTAATTTCAATGTTGCCAATGAAACCCAAGGCATAGACCTATTTACGGCTGTCTTGATTCTTACCATCACTTCAGACTCAAATTCAGGTGTTCCAAACTCTGCTAAAAGTGGTTTTAAATTTGCCCCGAAGCCTGGGTTCATAGGTCGTTCTCCGGCATTTGTCAACAATAAATTCTTTAAATTATCTGCAATTGCATCTCTCATAGTAGTATTCATCACAAATAATCCACCCTTTCCATATCCTAAAGAAAGTGGCGTTTTAATATTAATATTAACATCGGGTCTAACAATATCCGCCCGTTCTCTTTCACGGAGGGTCGGTAGTGTATCACCTACCGATGCAAAGTCATATTCAGTTGCATTTGACATTTCTACACCTCATTTTAATTATCATAGAGACAAAAATATAAAAATCATTATGCTAATTTTCCTAAGCCAGTGCCGACCTTTTCTCCCCCTTTAGTTGTTGCAGGGACTGGGGCCGGGGGCGCTGTAGTCGACATATAGCCCACCACAGTCTGACCAGGGGGCAAATCAATATCTGTTTTTACTATTGCGAGCAGTGCATAACCATGTATTGCAAGCGCAACAGCACTGGCTAAAGCGCTGGTGGTTGCTGCAGCATTCCCAGTCAGCTGGCCAGCTGCGGCGGCGGCGGCATAGGCAAGCTCTAGACTCTTTTGCAGTACTTTTGCAGATGCGAAATTACCTACAAACGAAATGTTCCCTTCACCTGATCCAACAATTGGAGATACAACAACACCTACTGGAACTGATAGCGGAGGTGGACCACTTGCACCAACAGTTGGACCCTCAGGCAGAGCCGACACTATTGTTTTTACTTTTGTTGTTATAAAATATGTGTATATACCCTTTGATAGGTCTCCACACAATTTGCTTATTGTCTGGTCACTGTTTGAATCTGCTTGACCACCACTTATAGCATCATGAAATGCTCGAATACACTCCGTCGTAAATAGTACGGCTGCGGCTGGGTGTGGTAAAATTGTTCCTAATCCAGTTCCAGTACCGGGAGCGGCTGTTTTTCCGGCGGCGGTGTCTTGTAAACCCGGCTTAATTGTTATTACAGTATTAACAATTGCCTGGTGCCAGTACGCAATAACAGTAGTTGCAAACTGAGTTCCCAGTGATGTGTATGTAAGAACAGCATTTGATCCTGCTTGTCCATTTATTGTAGCCACTCCATATGCCGCCAATAAACCGGCTTCGAGAGATAGTGCACCTGTACCATTAAGAGGCATTATTCACCGAATATCCTTTCTGATTTAACATTTTCTATAGCAGTGCGCAAATATGACTCTATTTCAGCTTTAAGTGTCGTTGCAGCTGAATTTAGTTGCAAAGATGGAGCACCATAACCAGGAGTTGTATGTGTGACAACGGTATCACAAAATGAAGTAATATTATCCATCAGTACATTCCAAAGATCTTCCAAGTCTTGATATTTTACATAAGGTTGTGATTCTCCAGGGCCAGGGCCTCCGCCGGCACCGCCGTCAGCTGTTGCTCGGCCCAAAAATATTTTAGCGCCGCTAATTTGAATTGTTCCATCAGGAAGTAGCACTATAGCAGCAAGGTCATCAGTATTACTTCCCTCTTTAATAATACGAATGCTTCCATTAATTTCAGGATCACCCGTTGTTGGATAAAACTGGTTCTCTTCTTGCTTACGAGCTATTATGCGAATTTCATCAGACTTGCTGATTATATATGCTGCGTCATCAACATTCTCAATAGCAGCTTCAAACCCAACCGGGGTACCGGCTATATCTTTATTCAAACCAAAATTATGATCCCCCGATGTTTTCATTGAAACATATATACGGGCTGCGTCTACCGCGAAATCAGGATCACCCGACGCAGGAAGATTTGCATTTAATTCATTTGTTGTGTGAACAACTGGATTTTTATCAATTTCAGTATAATCTCTGGTGTTTTGAATTATTCTGAAATTTGTGCGTTCGGCTTGTGATCCTGCAGAATCTTTTGTTGCTGGTTCACTTGCAAAATATCTAGATCGCCCAGTAACAATATCAATTGTGCCACATCCCGGCTGTGGTGTTTCCGCAAATGGATTAAATGAAGCATTGCTGTCAACAGAACTAGATATGGTTGTGGATGTGTCAGAATATGTCCAGCCTCGGTCTTGGCCAAGTGAAATCAGCGTGTTATTGCTTCCTTGTAGGATAAGATCAGAGGGATTTTTAGTAAAATATGGTACCGGTTCGGGTGTAAAAACTGAATATGCAATACTGCCTTCAATAATTTTTTTAAACGGATTTTCAGGCAATGCAACCTCTTGTCCTTTTGATCCGGTTGGTATAGGAAGTACTTTTCCACCGGCGGCATCGTTTGTAAAGCCAGGAATAATTGCGCTGTCGCCGCCGGCGGCTGTCTGAACTGCCTTTTCAGACGTTCTAACAGTTAAGTCTGATTCATTGGTACCAGGTGATGAGCCGGCTGAGCGAGGCCAGTGGGTATAATTAATATCGTCAGCTGTAGAGTTAGCCACTATTCGGCATAACCAATACATATCTTTAGGATCGGGTGTTTCTAAGGTTGGTGATGTAATCCACACGCATTCACCAGGTTTAACTGGCATTGACAGATGAGGTGGAAAAAAAGGATATGCTACATATGAATCTGTAGTTTTTGGACCACCTTCAAAGATTCTCACTATACAAGAATTTAAAGGCGCATTTTTTAATTGGTCATCATTCTTAATTGACAATTCTGATTTAAGGCCCGCGACAATTTCCTCAGTAAAAACAAAACTATCATAAATAACATCAACGACAACGGCTTTAAAAAGACTTCTGCCTGAACTCATTTTTCACTCCACAATTTTTGAAAAAATGTCTTCAGGGTCTAATTTTGACGATTGTTCTTCCGCCTTCGATATTAATTCACCCAGCTTTAAAAGTTGTTCATTAGAGCGATTCATCCTCTCCAGATATTTTGTTAGGATGGGACCCATGCTCACATGTTCTGTGGTGGT